AATGCAACTTTCGGACCTGGTACAAATAAAACATGGGTATATTTTAATGGATGTTTTTTACGTTCCCAATAAATTCTTATATTTATCAATAAATATAAAAATATAAATCAACCACATCAATCGTCAAAAAAGAAAGTTTGAAAGATACGCCCATTTTCTTTACTATTTCCAAAATAACGGTCGCTAATATGCGTTCTTTTTCCGCGAAACAATACACACCTATTATACACATTTCCAATTCTGTCGGTCAATATCCATTTATCAACATCGGCAGTATCTTTTTGCAAATAATTCTCCACTTCTTCATTTGGTGCATAAGATAATTTAGTACCTTTATGTGTGTAAAATTTAGTTCCACCATCTGCAGGTGCATCTGGTGTCAAAAATACAATAGCGCTCCATTCCGTCATATCACGATGTATCCAGCTTATCATCGTCTCATTTGTATATTGAAACGCGCCGTTATATCCGTCTGTTGGCCAATAACGAATCGGTCTTCCAATAATTCTCTCAAATTTTTCACGTATTCCGTCATACAAATATGGCTTTGTTCGTGTACCAGGATAATTACCGGTTACATTATATTCTGCGATTAATGCTTCTGCACGTACATAATCCGGTTTATCATAAAAATTCTCAATAATAATAAATTCCTGGCGGGGTACAGGCAGATTTTGGACTACTGCTAGAGTTTGGACTACATTATTTGTAAGAGAATTAGTTTTTTCCTGTACATTCATTTTTTTTATAAACCATTCTAAATTGCAAGTAAATAATTCATATAAATGGTGTGTTTTATCTACTCTTGATAATAGTTGTTTATTTATATCGTATCCTAATTGATAATATTCAGAATAATAAGCCGACAATGAAAAATACAAATCAAAATTATAATTATAAATATCTTTTTCTGCAAACATAAATCCATTTTCTATTTTACGAGAAGTTGGTGCTATAAACCCCCAACCTAATGCCGCTCTAAAATTATTTGCATTATGTTCTAACATTAATAACTCGTAATAACATTCTAATCTCAATGGGTCAATGATAGTTCCTTCTATCCACCATTTTTTCTTTTCATCAACATTTGAATATATTCTACCTAATCGCAAACATGCAATGTAGCGTTCTGCATAATAACCTTCAATACATTCAACCCTTTTTTTGTACATCTCAATTCCTTTTTCGGTATATCCCGATTCTTCATAGGTCTGTGCCAAATAAAACATAGCACGCGGCTCATTCGGATTTTCTATCAAGAATTCTTCAAACATAAGAATATCTTTTTGAAATCGGTCCGGACTTCTACTTGAATTTCCTTCTTTACGTGCCAACAGATAAAACCATTCTATTATACTATTATTGTTTCTTACGGTTCCTTCCAGATATTCATGTACAGGTTGTTTCCATTCGTACAATTGAGTATTACGAACTATATTCCAACGAAAATATTCCAATGAACTATAAAGAGTGCATATTTGGAAAATATCTGAATTAGGAGTGTTCTCTACTTCTTCATATAATTTGTTGGTATCTTCTTTTGTAAAATAACTGGTTGGGTCATTTTTATTGGTAATCCATACTTCGTCGGCATCTAACCATACATAATATTCGGCTTTAGATATCAATTCATTTGAATGTTCTCTTGCATTTTTTAAAAGAAGCGATTTATTATGTCCAAAATTTTTCCATTCTGCATATCCAATATCTCCAGGTATCTGTTGGTTTTTCATAAATTCAGTGATAACTTCTGGTGTATTGTCTAGAGAACCTGTGTCCATAATGTAGTAACTATTTACTATGTTTTGCATACTTGTAAGACATCGTTCAATAATTGGCGCTTCATCACGAACAATCATAACTAAACAGAATTTAGACATCTGGTATACTCTATATATTCTGTATATAGCATATTATTTATATCAGATATTCATTATTTTATTATTTTATTATTTTATTATTTATAATAAAATATCAATATTTGAAGAGTATATAAATTCATTGGCAAAAATCAGCAAGTTCTCTCCTAGATATACATATTTGGTCATTACAAAAGTAAAAATATCATTGATATCTACTTAAGCTTTTATTATATCTTAAAATATCATATAAAATATATAATATTATATTTATATACAATGTCTATTTTGGACCCAAAAAATATTTTTCGTTATGCAGTTATTCTAACAGTTTTAGCAGTAACTGGATATATTGGTAGCCAAATTAAACAAAAATACGCGACTTCTGACCCAGAGAAAGAGTATGAATTGGTCCGAAAATATTTACTGAATGATTCGCCACTTTATGGAAATAATAAACCCAAATTATGGATTCACAGTAAATATGAAGTGAATGCGCGAAATTGGCAAAGTTTTGGTTCGCCGAACAATAGTGACCTGAATCAACCGTATTTGCATATGACAGTGAACTCGGTGGTTCATCATTGTTCCGACGATTTTCATATTATGCTTATCAACGACGACAGTTTTGCCAAATTATTACCAGATTGGGAATATGGCGATATGTCTCAGGTTGCCGAACCATTGAAAATGCAATACCGCATGATTGGTTTAGCTACGTTAATATATAAATATGGAGGCATGACAATACCGAATTCTTTTATTTGTATGCGAAGTTTGAAATCGTTTTATGAAATGGGAATTTCCAATAATCGCGCATTTGTTACAGAAGCAGTTAACCGGACTTCGCAAAAATGCAGGCAAATTTTTTTAGCCGATTTGTACTTTTTCGGTGCAGAGAGACAAAATGAAGCGATTGAAGGGTTGATTTCTTATTTGCAAAAATTGAGCATGAATGGGCATTTTGCAGATGAATTACAATTTTCTGGAGACATTCAATCATGGTTGGAGCTTGCGCATCAGCACGGATTTTTTAATTTGATAGACGGTGATTTGATTGGTATTAAAACATACAAACGTCGTAATCGTATTCTCATTGAAGATTTAATGGAAGAACGTCCTTTGGATTTGTCTCCAGAATGTTATGGAATATATATTGACCAAAATGAAGTGTTGATACGTACGAAATATAAGTGGTTCGCAGTTATGTCAACAGAAGAAATATTGCAATCGTCAATGATTTTATCCAAATATTTGAAAAAAGCGGTTGTGGATAAAAAATCGGAATATTGTGTTGAACTTACGAATGAAAAACCGATTTATTCAGTGATATAATCTTTACTGATATAAACATATAAATATATAAAATATATTTTATATATTTGTCATGTCAACAAAACCGAAAATAACATCATTTGCTATGTTGGGAGAACGCAATACTGGTACTCATTTTCTTCAGTTTTCACTGTTGTTCAATTTTGACTTAAAATATTCGCAACATACACGGCATTTTTTTGGACATGACGATGAAAAAGATTTTCCACAAGAAACATTGGATACTATGATTTATTTTTGTATAGTAAGAGAACCTGTAGAATGGATAGATAGTCTTTTTAAACGATTGCATCATATTCCGCCTGAAAATAAAAAGAATATTGACGCATTTATAAACAATGAATGGTATAGTATTTACGAAATGGGAGAAAATAACGGAAAAGAAATCATGGAAGACCGCAATATGTTTACTGGTGAAAGATACAAAAATATTTTTGAAATGCGGAAAACGAAAAATGATTATATGTTGAATCATGTGAAATCCAAAGTAAAACATTATTATTTTGTTCGTTATGAGGATTTATTACATGATTATCAAAATACACTGAATAAAATTGCGGCAAAATTTAAATTGAAACGTAAAGAGGGAAAAACAGGACCTTTTGCACCTGTGCCAAAAATGAAGGGAACATTTGATGAGTTATATGTGAAAAAACCGATTTTACTGTCGGCAGAAATCCAAGAATATATTAAAACGAAATTAGATATAGAGCAAGAGAACCGCATAAAATATTTATTAACCAATTCACCGAACAAATAATATAAAACGTAATTTTTAATACACCATAATGAACAATTTATGCAAACAATCACTTGAAACCGTAGAAGAATTATACACATTATATGCGGATGACGAATATATGCAAAAATACATGCATTCTTATTTTACGGTGAATTTAAAACAAATTCTGGAGAACATGAAAACTTTACATGTAAATAGACAAACTCACATACAAGAAATGGGAATAGAACAAGAAAATTTTATACAAACCTTCTTGAATCAACATAAATATTATTATGTTCCACACACCGATAAATATTTCGTATATGACGAATTGAGATATTCTGCTATTACGGAAGACAATATTATACATCATATATTGACAGAAATATCCAAAGACAAACGACTCGTAACATGGAAACAGCGCACAAAAGTCAGTCTTATGAAACGTATCAAAGAGAACCAATTGTCTCGTACGATTCCTAATTCAGAGACCATTCAACATGTATTGGACCTTTTCTGTCCACTTCTTTTTTCCACAAAAACAGAGGCCAAATATTTTCTCACCATTCTTGGGGATAATATGTTGAAAAAGAACGGCGAACTCATCCATTTTATTCAACCAAAATCAAAACTATTTTTAAGAGAACTTAATAATTATGCGCAAATTTTAATGGGAACGAATGCTATTCAAACCTTTAAATATAAATATCACGAACATTCATATACAAACTGTAGATTAATTCAAATCAATGACTCAGTGAAGAATGAACATCTGTGGGCACATTTGATGCAATCTTCGTTGGATATTTTATCAGTTTGTTTTCATTATTCTAGTAGATACGGAAATGCGGATGATTTTATTCAAAACAAAAATAACGACAAAGAAATTGAAACCTCTATTTTATTTTTGCGCAATAAAACGCCAGAAACAATTGTAGATATGTTTATTGATACATTTATGACTCCTGCTGCATATTCTGTAGAAATTAGCTGGAAAGCCATGCAATATTTATGGAAACAATATTTGGATGCAAATAAAGTTCCGGCTATTATATTTCAAACAAATTTGAAACAAATATTGACAAAAAATAAATTACAATACAATGAAGAGAACGATTGTTTTCA